TTCTCATTGATGCAATTCATTGATAAGCACTACGTGTCTGAAGATGGACTTACTACAGATGTATGGAATTTCCTCATGTCCCTGAATGAAACCCCGAATGTTGAAGAAGGAGACTATGACTCGCTTGAATTAGAGAGTCACAGTGACGGTCCTTCGTGGTTAGAACGTATCCAGAAGTACAAGAACAATTGGTCCGTGTTGCGTAACAGCTCACTTTTCCCAAAGGTCACCAAGTGCATGTGTGCATTGGTATCGTTGGGATTGTTGGATCAACGTTATTGTAAATGGTCTATTGCTGGTGTCGAAGTCTTCACAAAGGAGATGACGGACAAAGCTATGACTGCTCCTGATTGCCTGGATGCTGTTATGCAAATGGTTACACATCTTGCTGACTCTGGTTGCTATGCATTTGCTACTGGCAAATTGCAAGCTGTTCTATATGATGATCCCCAAATTATGGAAGCAGAGGATGAATACATGAAGTGCAAAGTGTTGTCTGATCACATCGAACCCGGTACACTGGAAAAGATGGGAGTTGATAGCACGGAATTTCATGGTAGATTGGATTCCTTGATTATGAGTTTGGAAGCGATCACTGTCCGTACCTCGGGAGTGACGCACACCATTATGCTCAATAAAAAGGAAAATGTTTTGTGTTGGATGGACAAGTTGATTCGATGGAGAAATGCGAGCGGCGTTCGCACAGCTCCGTATGTGATGGTTATCTTAGGAGACTCATCTATCGGAAAGACTTCCCATAGTCAGATTACCTCGCGCTCTGTTGCTGTTCAGAATGGATTTGCGAGTACCGATCGACACCAGGCTTTCATTCAAGGAAATGACAAGTATTGGACCTCTTACAAGGGTTTCACTACTATCGTTGTTTTGGATGATATTTATAACACGAAGATGGAACATGCCCAAGAAGATGAAGGAATGAAACTGATCATGTTGAAGAACAATCAGCCCTGCTATGCCCCAAAAGCAGATGTTGCTGAGAAAGGTCGAGTTCCTGTTGAACCTAAGATTGTGGTTTGTACTACCAATGATGAAACTATGCAATCCGAGATGTCTGTGAATCCCTATTCACGCTTGAGACGCGGAGATGTATACATTCGTCCCACAGTCCGTGACCGGTTCCGACGAGAGGTTAATGGAAAATTGTTGAACGAGATTGATGAAGACAAAGTGCGGATGTACTATGCCCAACGGGATGCGGATGGAAATCCAATTTACGTTGATGGTGT